ATTAGATATAAATACGCAGTAGGCTCTACAAAACCAAGCAAAACACAAAGAGAATTTTGCTCTAATATGATGAGATTGTCAAAAGATGGCATTGTATATAGACTAGAAGATATAGATAGAGCTTCAAGAGATGGTGTTAACAAGCAACTTGGACACAAGGGTAGACCTTATGACCTTTTTAAATTTAAAGGAGGTATCTATTGCAGACACAAATGGGTTAGAGTTTTATATAGACTAGAAAGTAACACAGAACCATCTGAGAATCTTGATGCTTATAAGAGGACACGAACTATACCTAAGAGTTATATTAAGAATCCAAGAGGTACAAAAGACTCAAAGATTGCACCAGTAAATATGCCAAATCAAGGCGCATACCCTAAATAGAAACTATGGCTACAAAATTATTCATAAATCGTACTGACCTTGTCCGTAATTCTATTATGGATGGGAATATCAATACAGACAAGTTTATTCAGTTTGTTAAACTGGCTCAGGAGATACACATACAGAATTATATGGGTACAGAGCTATATAATGAGGTCTTAGGACTTATACCAACGGATATAGACTTACCAGCTAACGCAAAGTTTAAAACGCTTCTTGTTGATTTTATTCAGCCAATGTTAATTTGGTTTGCTCAGGTGGATTATTTGCCTTTTGCAGCTTATCAAGTTCGCAACGGAGGTGTATATAAACATACTGCTGAAAATTCTGAATCTGTAAGCAAGAACGAAGTTGATTATTTAGTAGAAAAAGCAAGAACAAACGCAGAATGGTACACAAGAAGGTTTATTGATTATATGGCATTTAATCAAGCTCAGTTTCCTAACTATAATACCAATAGTGATTCTGACATATACCCTTCACAAGATGCTACATTTAATGGATGGGTACTATGAGCTACAAACCAAAACAAATTAATATCAAGAAACTAGAAGTATTCCTAAAGAAAAAAGAAAAAAACACTCAAAAAAAGAATTATGGCAAGTCTATTTAACACTAAAATCTCCGATACTTATGTTGGTCTAATCAAGACATTAGACACAACTGCTATTACTGCTACTCTTAAAGAGTTAAGTGATGGTAATGGAAATGCAACAGGATTATTCATCAATACAAGTGGTGATTTTAAAGTGACTGCTACTTTAGAATGGGGTTCTTTGAAAGACACAGGAACAGGAATCACTATTACTAACTTTGTTGACTCTACTGCTACCCTTGCATCTAACAAAAACGACACTACTGTACCTACTTCTAAGGCAGTTAGTGATTATGTTGATAGTCAAGTAGGTGCTTCTGATTTAGACTTCTCAGGAGACTCAGGAACAGGCGCAGTAATTCTTGCTAGTGAGACTTTTGCAGTCACAGGAACAACAAATCAAATAACAACTACTGCTTCAGGAACTGGTTTAGCTCTTTCTTTACCTTCTACAGTACACAGAGATTTACAAGGTAACGTAACAGGAAATCTTACAGGAGATGTTACAGGCAATGTTACAGGCAATGTTACAGGAGATTTAACAGGCAATTCTTCTGGTACTCATACAGGCGCAGTTGTTGGTAATGTAACAGGAAACGTAACAGGAGATTTGACAGGAACTGTAACTGCTACATCAAGCCTTGCTGATGGGGTTACTGCAACAAGTCAAGCGGTTGCTGATGACTCTACTAAGGTAGCGACTACTGCTTTTGTTCAAGACGTTGTAGGAACTATTCCTGCTGGTCTAGTATTTCAGGGAACTTGGAATGCAAACACAAACACTCCAACATTAGCAAGTGGCACAGGAACGACTGGTCATTTTTATATTGTATCTGTTGCTGGTACTACTGACTTAGATGGTGTTACGGATTGGGCAGTAGGTGACTGGGCGGTATTCGTAGAGCAAGGTGCAACTGACCAATGGGAGAAGGTAGACAATAGTTCTGTTTTAGATGGTAACGGAACAGGAGGTAAAATAAGCAAGTGGGCAGGCTCAGGTAATTCAGTCACACTTACTGATTCGGTAATGACAGAGCTTAGTTCTAAGATTGGTATTGGTGTATCAAACCCAACATCTACATTAGAAGTTGATGGAGATGTAAGGGTTAAAAGTGGAAATAAACTTATCCTAAACAGACCAAACAATGCAGTCACTTCAGAATTGTCAACTAACGCTTCAGGAACATTAATATTAAACAGTTTAAATGCTGAAGGTATAGACGTTCAAAACAATGGAACAAGTTCTTTAAAAGTTGATTCTGCTGGAGCATTACAATTAAATGAATACGGAGCTGGTACATTAGTATCAGATGCAAGTGGAAATATCACATCAATAAGTGGTGGTGGAGAAGGTGGGCCATACTTACCTCTTGCTGGTGGTACAATGTCAGGGAATGTTAATTACAATGACAACATTAGAGCTAGATTTGGAACAGGAGAAGATTTTCAAGTATATCACGATGGCACAAATTCTTATATAAATAATGGTAACGATGGAGGTCATCTATATATACAAAATGACTCTGTTGATAAAGACATAATATTT